TTTTGTATAGGCCACAGGCCATGCGGTAGGATGCTTGCTCACTAGTTCTGCCATGATAGCGGCCAGCATCATAAGTGCCTTCTTTGCGTCGTCTTTGGTCTCGAGCTTCGGCAGACCTGCCTTGTTTAGGTCGATCTTGTCCTCTGATGTTTTGTTCTTGCCCCTTGGTCCGGTCGGGTTACGTTCGGGCTTCGGTAGTCCCGCCTTGTCACGAATACGGCCCCACTGCATGAAACCTGCATAGTAAGCGTTTTGTTCTTCTTGTGTCCGATGCTCGTCTGTCGGTTCCTTCACCGTTTTAGTAAGGTTTTTCTTTTTGAGAATTGTGCTGGCCTTGTCATAGACTTTTTGCGAAAGGATACCAAAATTGGTCTCGGTTTTTGTTGCGACCCACAATGCGATGTGTCCAAGGATAAACGCATCTTTGATGTCCTGGTCGGAGTTCCCGAACTTCTCATAAGCTTCCTTCACGTAGTGAACAGACAAGTTCACTCCCTTTGCGTGCTGGAATGCACCCTCGATCACATGATCGAGCGGGATGTTACCACTCGACCACTTGTCCTGGTTCTTCTTACCAACCTTTACGGTCGGCACATTGGTGTCGCTGACGATATAGGTATCGTCACCTGTCTTAAGCGCCATAAGCGTTGACATGCTTACCTCATGCTGTTTTATGCTGGCAAGATTGCCTAACGCGGGGCACAAGCCCCGCAAATTTGTAGGTGTTAAAATTTGACGTGCCAAAGATACCAACCAATACGTATGATATCTGTTTCGGTTGCGTTGTGTGTGGCGTCGTATAACGCTCACCAAACACTTTCTCTACATACCAGCATCTTACCACTCCCTTCTGTCGTCGGCGACATGCATGCGGACCATAACTGAGTAATAGTGTGGTGTTACATTGGTTGCATCGATGCGCACGATACGCGGCTTGTCCTTCTCGGTCAAGTTATCATGCCTGAACATGCTACGGATATAATCCTCGGCCGCGTTGTAGGACCGTTTTGTGGTGACACATACTTGCTGATACATGTTCAGGCTCCTAGTGGTTAGGGTGCATTTGAACACCCTTGTTGCGTTAGTCGAGCTTGATCTTGCTGGCGACCGGCGCCCTCGCCATGGCGTTCTCGACATGCACCGCGAGGATTGGAGAAACTTCCATCGGCCAAACCTTATTCAGGACAGCGCCAAGCGTGAAGGCTTGCACGAGCCGCGAGCCGTACCAGCGTGGATGCCCGGCTGCACCTGGACGTCGAGCCTCTGAATAATCACAAGCTTTCCCACCGTAGCGGAAAGGGATGTTTTTTGCGTTCGAGACGCCAGACGCGCCGTGCTTCTTCTTACCTTCTGCCGACATTTTCAGGTCTCCACATTGAGCGTGATTGCTCACTATAGGGGACCATTGCACGATCCCCTAGCTTAAACAATCGTCACGCACCGTAGTAATTGTTGTAAAAGTTATCGTCCTGCCAGTCTAACCAAAGCCAATAGTGTCGAGAAGTACATAGTGATTTTCTTGCGTTGATTGTGGTTATTAGTATTTCTGCTAGAGATTGCATAGTTTATCCTTTCTTGCTCAGAAGCTTTGCGACGAGATGCGTGCCGGCGAATATCAGCGCAGGGATTGTCACTCCAAGTGCTATCGCACCGGACGTCATCAACCAACCGTCGGCCCGCTCGGAGAATGCTACAGCGTTCATTACGGCCGAGATAGCAAGGCACCAACCCACCGGCACCTTAAGCCACAAGGACTTGCTCAGGTCAGGTGCCGCTAGACCCGCACATTCCAGTGCGACGAAACCCGCATCGATTCCTACGGCCATGAGATAGGCTTGCGTAGCATCGCACTGTGTCACCAACTGAGTACCGTGCGCAAGATGCGTCAGGGACAGCCCTAGCAGTCCGGCATCGACTACGATGATCCCATAGGCCGCACCCTTACGAGCGCTTGGCACGTATGGCTTGATCTTTTGCCACAAGCCTTGTGGCTTGCGAGCTTTCGGCTTGCGCGTTGCGACTTTGAGCTGTGTTACTGTGGCCATGTCGTTACCTCTTGTTGTAGTGAAGGCGCATTGGCGCGCCCTCGGTTGACCTACCTCATTGATTGAGCAGTTCGCGATCCATATAATAGATCGCGGCTGCGCTGTCGAGTTCATAGTTCTCGATCATGAGATCAATAAAATCGACGTAGTCGATCACGTGCTCATCGTGTTGCATCGGTTCACTCCCTGTCTCGTCTCCACCCTCATAATGTCGCATATCACGGTGCCTACGTCAAGCGCTTATTTTAACGCGTGTTAAATTTAGTCGAGCTAGTGCGCGGCGACGACGGAGCAGGGCCTATTAAAAAGAATTCTTTATGTTCTAGGAGAGGGGGTGAAGGGGGTTTAAGCGCAGCTGTACGGTTCAGAGAATGGTATCACATTTAAAATTATATAAAATTCACCTAAGTAATAAAAACTAACAAATTTTAAATACGCGCAGCGGACCACTAGGAACAAATCGTGAACAAATATATTTAGCTAAAATTAACATACAAAAATTTTATAAACTAAATTCACGCGCACCAAGACTTAAGGACAAACCGTGAACGCTCTCCGCGCTTGCCAGCCGCTCATTTAACATATATATGGTAGGCATGTCACTACCCGCGACCACGATCCGACCGAACAACCCGAGCCTTATCGGCTACCCACATACTTTACCTATAGAGATTGCACTTCGTGTAGCGTCTACTAAGGAGATATGTGAAGCCTATGGCTTGTCGAAGAGTGATTGGGATAATTTACGGTTCGATCCTGTATTTATAGCTGATGTATCACGAGTTAATAAAGCACTACAAACTGAAGGTATGAGCTTCAAATTAAAGGCGCAGTTACAAGCTGAAGAGTTACTTAAAACATCTTGGAAGTTAATCCACGACACTAGTGGAGATGTCCCGCCGTCTGTAAAAGCCGATCTAATTAAGTCAACCTGGCGTATGTCAGGGTTAGATGAATCTAAGAACAAAGCAAACGTAGCAGAGATAACTGCTGCATTGCAGATTAACATTATGTTATAAGGTGTACCTTTGCCAAAGATACTTGAACGACTTGTAGGTCAGTTAAAAGCTAAGGGGATGCCTGAAGGTAGTGCCTACGCTATTGCTACGAAGACCTTACAGAAAGCAGGTAATTTAAAACCAGGTACTCAGCAAGCAACTAAGAAAGGTCAACTTCGTGGAGGTATGACCCCTGGTGCCCGTGCTAAAGATCGCGCTGCTAAGTACAGTGGTAAGCATAAAGAATCTGAGTATAAGTATAATAAACAAACTAATGTAGCAACATTAAAATCCAAATGACAGAAATTATAAACTACACACCACCTCCAACAATTAAAGAATTTATTAAGGAATATACCCCTAACACGTTGTTCTATACGTGGATTACGGGACCAATCGGAAGTGGTAAGACAACAGGACTCTTTTTTAAACTTATATATTTAGCAGGTCTACAACAACCAGATAGTAATGGTATTCGCAAAACCCGTGCAGTTATTGTTAGGAATACTTTACCCCAACTTAAAGATACGACAATAGCATCTTGGAATAGGTGGTTTCAAGAAGGTGTGGCAGGTCACTGGAAACTTACTGAGAACAAGTTTATTTTAAAGTTTAATGATATTGAATGTGAGGTATTGTTTCGTCCACTAGATACACCAGAGGACGTTGCGCGAGTCCTTTCATTGGAAGTTAGTTTTGCACTTATTGATGAGTTTGTGAATATACCTAAAGAGATTGTTGATGCGTTATCTGGTCGTTTAGGACGTTACCCAGATAACTGCACTAACTTTGGTATGTGGGGATCATCTAATCCTGATACTGAAGATAATTGGGCATACGATTATCTTTTTAAGAATCTACCCAGTAATGCACATTATTACAATCAACCTTCAGGATTATCGTCTGAAGCTGAGAATTTAGATAATCTTCCGCAAGGGTACTACACGAATATTGCTGAAGGAAAATCCGATGCGTGGATTAAACAGTTTATTCATGCAGAGTGGGGGTACAGTGCTTCAGGTAAGCCGGTCATTGATACATTCCGTAATGAGCTACATATTTCTAAGTCTAAACTTAAGTATAATCCTGAGCTTCCTCTTATTATTGGTGTTGATCCTGGCCTTGCTGGTAGTGCTCTTATCTTTGGTCAGGAAGACTTACATAGCCGTCTCTTGGTGTTCGGAGAACTTATACAGCAGGGTTACGGGTCTAAAAGACTTATTCAGGAAAGGTTAAAACCATATCTTAGACAGAATTTTCCTGAGATTAAACCAGAACAAATTATTATAGCTCCTGACCCTGCTGCGGCGAACCGTACTCAAACGGATGAACGTGCTGTTATTGATGATTTTAAAAAGTATTTTAAATGCTCTATAGAAACTAATAATCGGTTAGCAAAACGTTTAGATGCTGTAGAGTATTATACAACACGCTTGACGGATGTTGGTTCAGCCCTCTTGATTGATCAAGAAAAATGTCCTATACTCGTGCGGGCCTTAAAAGGCGGTTGGCGATACATAGTTGACACAAAGAAGAATATGGTAAAGGCGGAACCTGAAGATAATCAGTACACACATCCCGGCGATGCTTTCGGATACTTATGTAGGTACTTTCACAAACAGTCTGAGAAAAAAGACAGGTGGGAGTCTTATAACCCACAGGTAAAGAATATGACTGCTAGTACGAAGTTTCGGAATACTTATCATATGCGGTAGAGATGTTAACAGAAATTAAAATTCCAACAGTTCGTTTAGATGATCTTGATGCACCTGTGCGACAGATAAACTCTGACGAGCTTAAACTGCTTGGTACACATCTTACTAACTTATTCTCACAGTACGTAGCTGATAGGCGTATTGCTGAACTTAGGTGGATTAAGAATTTACGGCAGTATCTTGGATATTATGATCCTGAGATTGATAAGGCTTTGTCACCATCTCGATCTAGAGCATATCCTAAGGTTACACGTGTTAAGTGTATTAGTACGCTTGCTAAGATTATGGACTTGATGTTTCCAGGTAATGAACGTAACTGGTCTATTAGTGCGTCACCATCTGCTGATATTAATCCTCAAGATGCGCAGGTTGCGTTACAAGAAGCAATGCAACGTGACCAGGCTGTAGGAGTTCAACCTAATGTCACTAATGATTACGTTCAAAATGCTATTCAAACGCTTGCAGATAAAAGAGCCGATAGCCTCTCGACCTTACTGGATGATCAACTACAAGAACTTGGAGGAGATCAAACCTCTGACTATATTGCGCTTAATAGAGAGGTTTTACGGTCTGGTATTTTGTTCGGTATTGGGACTTTACGTGGTCCATATGCTAGGGCAGTACCTGTAGTCAAGTGGATAGTTGACCCGCAATCAGGGCAACCTGCACCACAACAGACTATTACATACAAGCCGATGTTTGAGTTTTTGCCTGTGTGGGATTTTTACCCTGATATGTCGGCGAAGACGTTTCAGCAGATGGATGGTTATTTTATGCGGTTGGTTATGTCTAGGTCCCAAGTGAGAGATTTAGCTAATCGACCTGACTTTTTTGGTAGTGTTATTCGGAAATACCTCTCGCAGAATACTACTGGTAACTATAAATTACAGCCTTACGAGACCGAGCTAAAAGCTCTTGGTGTCAAGGTTAATGTTAACGAGTATAAGACTGAAACAACTAAGTATGAGATAATTGTTTGGACTGGACCTATATCTGGTAGTATGTTGCAGGCTATTGGTATTGATGTACCTGAAGATAAGATTGGTGATGAAGTATCCGCCGAGATATGGTCTGTAGGCGACCAGGTTATTAAGGCTGTTATGAACCCGTGGTCTATCTTAGGTGAAGACGTAAAGACTATACATACCTTTAGCTTTGATCAAGATGATACGTCACTAATTGGTCACGGACTTCCTAATGTAGTTCGTGATAGTCAGATGTCTATATGTGCTTCTACACGCATGTTATTGGATAACGCTAGTGTCGTGTGTGGGCCGAACGTTGAAGTTAACTTAAAGATGTTGCTTCCTGGTCAGGACCTTGAAGATATTCATGCATACAAAGTGTGGTTGCGAGATGACGATGATTTAACTACAGTAAACATTCCTGCAATTCGCAACTTGCCGATCGACGGGCACCTGAACGAGCTTCAGCAGTTAATCACCTTGTTCATGCAGTTTGCTGACCTAGAGACGTTCGTGGGGCCGGCTTCAGGCGGTGACTTGGATAATGGACCTTCCGAGCCCTTTAGGACTGCGGCCGGGGCCTCTATGCTGCGCTCGGACGCGGCGCTGCCGTTTAAGGATATTATTCGCAACTTTGATAGCTTTACACAATCGCTAATTCAGAGTATGGTAGCCTTTAATAGGAAGTTTAATCCGAACGAAGCTATGGAAGGTGACTTTAATGTTGTTGCTCGTGGTGCAACGTCACTCATAGCTAAAGAGATTAGAGGTATTCAGGTTGATAATCTTGCAGGGACATTACGGCCTGAAGAGATGATGCATGTTAATGAACGGAAGCTTGTTGAAGCACGGTTCAGAACACGTGACCTTGAAGATATCTTAGTTTCACCTGAAGAAGCAGAACGTAGGAAGCAAGCACAACAGCAGACACAGACTGAGATGCAAGACCAACAGAAAAAGATGTTGGAAGCTCAGATGCGTGAGATACTTGCTGGAGCATTTAAAGATATCGCACAAGCTCAGAAGAACCAGGCTGCTGCTGATGCTACCATAGCTAATACAGCACTTGACATTTTACAGAAGGGTTTAGAAAGTGCTGGACAAGGCGAGACAAAGGGAGCTAGTAAAGCTCCTAAACCAGAGTCGGGAAGTGGAGCAGGTCCGCCAGATATTGGAGTTGCTGAACTTGCTGCTGCAAGACGCCAAGGACAACCTGGTATCATGCCCACTGGACAGTTTCCGAGTTTACCAGGGTGAAGCTCAAGCTTACAAACGCTTAATCACATTGATAGAGAAGCCTAATGACATTAGATAATACTGATACCGAGATTGATCCGTTTGAAGCTGCATTCAAAGAGCTTTCTGAATTAGAAGCTAAGGGTGAAGAGCCTGAAGTTAATGATAAACCTGTAGAAGCGGCAGTCGAAATTCCTAAGGTTGATGAACCTGTAGTTGAGGAACCTGTTGCTTCTGAGACAGTTGAAACTCCTGCGGTTGAAGAGCCTGTAGTTGAGGAACCTAAATCCGATCCTACGCAAGATTTAATTAGTAAATTTTCTGAGATTATTGAACGTACTAAACCTGTTAAAGAAGAACCCACTCAACAGCAAGTTCAGCAAGAAGTTGTACCGGAGATTTACTCCAAGGATGAAGAGGCGTTTTTAAAGACTTATGATAGTGATTGGCCTGATGTTCGTAAGGGTGAAGCATTAATACGTAAGCAAGAATATCACCATCTTTTAGGTTATGTCTTTAAGGAGGTTGCAGGCCAACTTAAACCTATGATGGAGACGCTTCAAACACTAGCGGAGCGTACACATTACGGGGATATTACTGCTCAAGTTTCTGATTATTCTGATATTCGGGACAAAGTTGTCGAGTGGGCCGGGAACCAGCCGAGCTATTTACAAGGTGCCTACAAACATGTTATAGAACACGGGACAGTGGACGAGATTAAGGATTTAATCGACAGATATAAGCGTGAAAACGGTGGTCAGAGTGTTACAACTCAAACACCTACACAAAAGACAGTAGTGGAGCTACCTACGGCGACCAAACAAGCGGCAGCAGCCCTTGCTCCAGTTAAGTCTAAGAGATCAGTTGTTAAATCGGATGGACCTGATTTAAACGATTTTGATAGTGCCTTTGCGGCCTTCTCTAAAGAAGATTAATGGAGCAAATTTAAATGGCTAATGTTACTACCTACGGCGATATCTCTCCTGCTGTTGCGGCTTGGAGTGTCGTTCAGATGCTTAAGCGCGGGATGCCTTATTTGCATCTGGAAAAGTTTGGTCAGACTTATTCGCTTCCGACGAATAGCACTCAGACGGCTAAGTTCCGTAGGTATTATTTGTCGGGTGCTACTGGTTCGGCTGGTACTGGTACGGGTAACTTCAATATCCCGACTGCTACTACACCTTTGATCGAAGGTGTTACGCCAACTGGTTCGATCCTCGCCAACACCGATTATACTGCTACCCTTTCTCAGTATGGTGATTATATTACCATTACTGATGTTATTGAGGATACGCATACGGATCGTATTCTTCAGCAATCTACTGAAGTGTTAGGTGAGTCTGCTGCGCTGACTGTAGAGACACTCCGCTTTAATACTCTTAAGGCGGGTACTAATGTCTTTTATGGTAATAGTGTTGCTGGTCGTTCTAGTGTTATTACTACGATTAGTTTAGCTGATCAGCGACGTGTTACAACGGCTTTAAATCGGCAGAATGCGAAGAAGATTTCGCAGGTTATTAAGTCTACAACTGATTTCAATACGAAGTCGGTTGAGGCTTCGTACTTCGCAGTTTGCCATCCTGACCTTGAGTCCGATATTCGTAATATGACCGGATTTAAGGTGGTTGCGGATTACGGCCCGCATACGACACCTATGGAAGGTGAGATCGGTTCTGTCGAGCAGGTTCGTTATCTGACTTCTACAGTTATTGCGCCGTTCATTGATAGTGGTGGTACTGCTGTTACTAACAACTTGCGGTTTACTACTGCTAATACTGCTGCGGATATTTATCCGATCCTTTACTTCGGTCGCGATGCTTATGGTATCGTTCCGTTGAAGGGTAAGTCGTCTATGACCCCTATGGTTGTTAATCCTAAGCCGGCTCCTGGTGATCCTCTTGCTCAGAGAGGGACCGTGGGCTGGAAGCTTTATACTACGCAGCTTATTCTTCAGGATGCTTATATGAGCCGTCTTGAGGTAGGTGCCACAGCGTAATAAGGGTTTAACTTAAGGAGTTATTAAGATGGCCGATGTTCCGATTTCTGCAACAAAGAAGTCTGCTGGAGTTGTTAATTTCTCTAGTGGATCGTTTACTGGTACTGCTCCCACGACTACGACGATTAGCTTAGGATTTGCTCCTAGGTGGTGTCGTATCTTTACTCCTACGGGAGTGATTACTTGGGAGAAGGATGCTCATTTGGCGGCTGCTAACTGTATTAAGACGGTTGCTGCTGGCACTATGACTCTTGATACTGGTTCGCACGTTCTCTTTAGTGGTAATACGATTGTTCTAACTGCTACTGTTGCAGTGAATGCTGATCTTGTTACTTGGGTTGCTATGGGATGACCGAACCAGTTTGTAAAATAGCGCGTGCAGAGAACGGGTTTGAGGTCGAGGTTTACGATCCTAAGCTCGCTGCACGCAATGCTAAGGGCGGTATGCCTTGGAATGAGCCGTATAAGTGTTATGTCTTCGAGAATGTTGATGATGTTTTGAAGTATCTTAAGGATAAGCTTAATAATTTACCACCTATGGATGAGTATGATACAGCATTTAAAAAAGCGAGTAAAAAGGTAGATGATTGATGGCGAGGCAACTCATAGATCACACTGGAAATAAGTATATAGGATCAACATTTGCAAAAATAAATGCTAATTTTGCTGAGGTATATGCTGGCACGGCTGTATCATCTGGTACGTTTACAACTTTAACAGCGACTACAGGAACAATTACAACATTAAATTCAACAAATATTAATGCTTCATATTTAGTTGCTCTTGAGTCTATTAAATTAGATACTGGTACTAAGACAGCCACTTCTAGTGCAGGTGCTGTTACATTAAATAAGACGTCAGGTACGATTACCACAGAAGCATTAACTACGATCGCTGGTGCAACTTACACTTTGACAATTACTAATTCGAAGATTTCTGCAACTTCGCAAGTGTTCGCTTCTGTTAGAAATGGTACTAATACAAGTGGGATTTATGATATTTTACGTATCGAACCTTTAGCTGGTTCGGTTGTGATTAGTATATATGTGATTGGTGGTGGGTTGATGAATGGTACAATTAAGGTATCCTTCATAGTGCTTGACGAATAATTGGAGTTAGTAATGGCTAGGAAACCGCTTGATACTACTGGCAATGAATACATGGGTAGTATTCTTGCTAAGATTAACGATAATTTTATTGAGACTTACGCTGCTGAAACGTCGAACCCGGACCCGACGTTCACTACTGCTACAGCTTCAGGGCTTATTACTGGTGGAGCGTTAACACTCGACACTGGTACTAAGACTGCTACAGCAGTAGCAGGTGCTGCAACACTTGCTAAGGACGCAGGTGTTATTACTTCTGAAGCACTTACGACTGCTGCCGGTGCAACATACACTCTTACGTTAACTAATTCGTCAATTGCTGCGGCAGACCAGGTGTTTGTGTCTGTTAGTCCTGTTGCTGGTACTGGTACTCCGGTTGTTGCGTCCGTTATACCTGCTGCTGGTTCGGTTGTGATCGTTATTCAGAATATTCACGCTTCGGCAGCGTTTAATGCTGCTATCAAGATTTCGTTTATGGTCCTGAAGAATTAATAAGGTGACTTATGGCTAGTAATTTAAAAGATATTGGTGATATTAAGGACGAGCTGAAGGGTAAGAATACTACACGTATTATGCTTGAAGAGAATGAGCATATTCCTCCTACCGGCCAGTTCTTTGGTATTAATGGTAGAGGGTATTTGTTAAAGGCTGGTGAAGAGGCTGAAGTACCGAATAGTTTGATTGAAGTTTTAAATCATGCTATCCAGTCTAAGCCTGTTACTGACCCGGCAACTCGCCAGGTTATTGGTTATCGAGATAGCTTAAGGTTTCCCTATAGGAAATTTAATGGTTGATAGACCTAAACAATCTTTAGGTATGATAAAAGCTAAGGCTGATCCTTATGATTATAGTGATCAGTTTAATACGTCTTTGACACCAGAAGAAACTAAACTATACAACACGTGGGCTGCTGCTAATCCTAGATTGTCATCTAAATATGATTATGACGCTCAAGGGTTTTTTAAATCTGGTCAAGCTACTAGTAATAATGGTCACGCTACTGATATATATATAAGAAGCCAAACCACCCTACATTTTCTGATCAAAGTCAATACCATGGGTATCAAGGACAATATTTTGGAGGTTCGTGGCTGCCAGGAGCGAATAATACCTACAGTTTTATAGCTAGTCCGACTAATTTGGAAATGATGCCTAAGTTGTCACTAAAAGATTATTTTTCTAAAGTCGAACCAGGGAATGATTTAGTTTTACCACTAAATCATAAATACAAATGACTTTAGGTGAGCTTTTATTAGAGCTTAGAGAAAACGTACTACATGATCGATCCGACCAGATAAATGGTGTTACGGATCAATTGTGGTCGGATACAACTTTAATACGGTATATTGACCAAGCACAAAATGTATTTATCCGACGTACAGGTTATATTCGTGATGGTAATACGGATGCTGTTACTGAAATAACAATACTTTCTGGGCAGACTATTTATAAGTTAAATCCTACTGTAATAGGTATTTTATCTGCAAAGTTGGAAGGTGCTACGACTGATCTTGCACGTGCAGGACATACGAATTTAGATACATATTCTAAACCAGACACATATTTCTTTGATGTAAATAGTCTTGCGATGTTACCTCCTGGTAAACCTTTAGCGTTCACTACAGATGAGTATTTAGATAATGATGTACATGGCTCGACTGGTTTAGTTGTATTTAGGTTATATCCTGAGCCATCAATAGATTACAATAACCAGGTTATAAATTTACGTGTAATTCGTAAAGCTATTACACCGCTTACGTTGCGTGAGCTGTCTGCTGTACCTGAGATACCTGAAGAATATCACTTTGATTTATTAGATTATGCAGCATATTTAGCTTTACGCATTGTGGATCATGATGCCGGTAATGTATCCCGTGCCGCTGAATTTTTATCTACATGGAAAGATAAGTTAGATAAAGCTGAGATAGAACTTCGCCGGAAGTTATTTGCTCCTACCGTATGGGGTTTTGGTCGCAACGGATTTATGTGGGAGGGTAATGGTGGCTACTGATAATCCTTACGGTACACTTTATCCTAAGTTAACTTTAGGGTCTCCTGCACAACCGTCTAGTGGAACTGTTGGCGATTTCTTACGTAATATCTTACCTCAAGGTACACCCGAATTAACACCTGAACTATTACGAAATTCACAAGCTTCTACTACACAAGTGCCAGTTGCACCTGTAGTGCCAGTTACAACGAATACACCACAAATTCCTGATAATATTCGAGATCGTGCAAGAATTTATAATGCTGCGCAAGTTGCCGGCGGACTTGTACCTAGAGAACTATTACCTGAGAATAGAATTAATCCAGGTGTACCATTACCGCCGCAACGACCTACACTTGAACAAGCAGTACAACGTACACCACGTACGCAACGTGCAGAACATACGTATATACCAAGTAGAGGTTTAGATGATGATAAATACCCAAATGAAATAATACCTGCACCGAAAGGGTATACACCTCCGACTATGGAAGATATAAAATATGCTCAAGAGCTATCGGATGCTTATTGGGCACCATATCGTAGAAAACAAGAAATAGAAAATCGTAACCTAGCTTTAAAAGAGTTAGAAATTAGAGGTAAGATAGCACCTAAGCCGCCTACATTAAGAGATCAATTATATGGTAAAGCCTATGAAGCTGTACAAGAACAATATAAGGTTGCTTTAGAAGAAGCGCGATTAGCTCGTGATCCAGGATGGTTTGCTGGTGAAGACGCACATACAAAAGCTAGAGCTGCTGCGGAACTTGCTGCACGTAAAAAGTATTTAAGTAATTTAATTACATTGGGCCAACCTAACTTTAACGAAGCTCAGGTATTAGCACCTAATGCCGATACAAAATAACTATTACCTTCCTGAACTAGCACCATTTTTAGGTGGTGACTTACGTGAAACTGTGCGTAGAGCTAACGCACCAGAGACACCTAACTTATTTACGTCAGGTTTAGCATCTGGGTTTTATGAAGGATTATCTGGTGCATCTAGTGCTGTAAGTGGATTAGGTAAACTTATAGGGTATGCACCATTAGAAAAAGGTGCTCAAGACGTAGCAAAAGTATACTCTCGTGGCGCAGAGATATTCGGGAGACCTGACCTTGAAGGTGGGTTATTTGACCAAGGTGCTGGCGGTTTTCTACCACGTGTAGGTTATCAACTTTCTAAAACTATACCAACATTAGCTACTGCTATCGGTGCTACTGCACTAGTCCCTCCTGCCGCTATTCCTGCCGGTGTTGCTAAAGCTGCAAGTTATGTACCTTCAGTTCTTCGTGCAGGTCAAACGGGTGCGCAGTTCGCGCGCGCGGGTGTCGGTGCGTTCGCTGCGCAGTATCCTGCAATCGCTGGTAACATGTATCAGCAAGCCGTGGAGCGTGGTGACGCGACATCGGGTGACGCTGTTAAGGCTTTCCTTCTAGGGGCTCCAGTGGCCGCGCTAGGGTCATTGTCACCGGCCTCCGCAACAGGTTTAATTACTAAAGGTGCTGTAGGTAACTTAGGTCAACGTGTATTTGGCGCAGGTGCATCGAATGCTGCTGCTGAAGGTATTCAAGAAGGTGTAGAAGAAGCGGCTAATATGTCGTTTCGACCTGATATTTCAGCTAATGACAAGTTTAAAGCTATTGTTGATGCTACCATTACAGGTGGTATTTTAGGTGGTATCACAGGTGGCGCGCTTGGTATTCACAAGGCTCGCGAAAATGCTGCAACGTTACCTACTGATAGTTTAACTGCTAAAGTTGATGAGGTTCTTTCACCTGAAGTTACACAATTAGCACTTCCTGCGCCAACTCCTAAGCAATTACAGTATGAAGGCACAGGTTTAGATACAATTTATCAACCTACACAGACAGGTTATCAGCCGCGTATTGAACAAGAACAACGTTTAGGGCTTGAACCACCCTTAGATCGTAATAGACCTCCGTTACGTAATCCTGTTGTTACACCTACTGAACCATCTACAGCAGCTAGACAATTACAGTACGAAGGTACTGGATTAGAGCCTATTTTACAACCTAATAATCCAGCAGAATTGTTTGGTAAGGTTGAGACGGCTTTAAATGATAAAAAGGTTAAGAATACTCCTGAGCTTATTGCTTTAGGTAAGCAGTTTGGTTTGCTCACTGAAGGGGGCCGTAAGCGTGATATCGATATTGAAATTTTGCAAAATGACGCCCGTCAAGAAACTATTTTAGAAAAGTTAAGTGAGCCTCGTGCTCAAAAAAATAAAGGTTTACAAGATAAACTTCAAGCACAATTAGATGATGCTAAGAAAGTTCATAATGAATTAAGTGTATTTAAATCTCTTCGTGAGCAATCGGATGCCCTTAAAGAGCCAAGCACAACAGAAGTACCTGTTCGCGAGCAACCCCAAGGTAGCGAAGGAGTTCGCGTTCAAGACACTGAAAGACAAGCAGTTATAGAACCGCAAGTCCAAGAGCAGGCTAAGGATATTAAAGCCGAAGAAGTAAAATCGCCATCGATAGTAAGCTACACTACTGCGAAAGGTTCTAAATACATCGTACATCCTGACGGTACGACGACGCGCGACAAAGCTGCTCGTACAGATGTGGGGCATGAGGGCGACTCTGGAATAAAGCCGAGAAGCACAAAAACAATTTACGTTGATACAAACGCATCTGCTCTTTCTGCTGCTGGACGTGAAAACCTTGGATCGAAAGGCGCTCGTGTTATTATTAAGGATGGTAAAGCAGCTTTATTAACCTGGAATGATAAACGAGGTGCTTGGGGTATAGACCCTTCAGGTAAGAATATACCGTTTTCTATAGAACCAAAACAAGGGTTATACCCATTAGAATTATGGAAGCCATCTGACGATGTACCAGGATACGAAGCTTATCGCGGAATGCACGCTGGTAACAAAATAGTGTCGTTAGAAGAGCCGCCTGTCCAAGTTAAACCAGAAATCGGTACTGAAGAACACGCGCAAACACAAACGAAGGTTGAAGACCCACTATCACTTAACGAGCAGTTAGGTGAGGCATTTGGTGGTGAACTTGCGCCAAAACCTATAGTAAAAACTCCAGGACAGTTAAAACGCGAGCGTGATAAAGAAATACGTGAAAATGCTCGTAGGCTTGTACCTTCTGATATACCTATTATACGTACACGGCCGCAAGGCCCTAAGTTTTCTAAAGAGGCTCGTGCTGGTGATATTGCTGCACGTAAAGAAGCTGAAGCAGTTGCGCAAGCGACTGATCCTGTTCAGAAGTTAACAAAAGATAAACAAGAAGTTCCTGTTGCTCCAGAAACTAAAGTACAGTTTAGACGTTCAATTGAAGAACGTATTAATTCTATTCCTACAGACAACGCTTTTGATGTAGGATTTAAGAAGACTCTTGGTGTACTTGGACCTGACGCTGCGGATCGCATTGATGTTGTAAATACTACATCTGAATTACCTGATGCTATTCTTGCAGAAATGCAACGTCAAGGTGTTAAGGATGTTGATGCCATATATGATCGTGAGACAGGTAGAACAATATTTGTTAAGGATGCTTTTACAGATGTAAATCATGTTCAAAGATTGATGTTCCATGAGATTTTTGGTCATGAAGGTTTGCAGCGTGTAGCTGGTAAAGACTATGAAAATTTTACCGCGGATATTTTTGATCGTGCAGGTGGTTTAGAAGGTATTCAAAAGCTTGCACAAAAGTTTGATGTGAGACCTGTATTTGATAAATATGTTAAAGCTTATAATGATGGTTTAATTAATAAAAATACTTTAGCCGATGAGCTTCTTGCCTTTTCATCTGAACGCCCTACCGGGAAAATAGGTGCTACATTAAATGCGTGGGTAGGTGATTTTAAACGAGCTGTTGTAAGTTTTCTTAAGTCTATTGGGTTTAACCAATTTGCGAATAGATTAAATCGGTTTGATAATTTTGAAGCTGCACGACTTCTTCGTGATATGCGCCAAGCTGTTCAAGCGGGCGGTGATTTTGCACGTCCGGTCCAAGAGGCGGTCGCGTTTTCGCGGTCTGTTGATGGCACGAATGATAGCTTTAGTAAAGCTACACAAATGGGATATGGTATCCTTCAAAACATAAATCGTGCAGGTTTTGGGCCTAAAAATATCTCTGGTAAAGTTCGTGAGATGGCTCTTAACTGGCAGCATATTACACATCTTGCAAAACAATACAATACTAAATTAACTGATATTAATACGTTGGTCGAGGCGTGGCATAGTCGAGATGTTATTGCGCAAAGATTTAATGAAAATGCGGGTAGTACATATAAAGACATTAAATCTCTTGGTAAGCAAGATGAGAAAATATTTGACAATGTAGCTCGTGCTAGTGAGTTTGGGTTTGATTTACGTAAGCCTTGGGAATTACATAACGACTTACATATATTACCTAATGCTCCTGAACTCAAGCAGGAATTTGATCGGTTACAAAAAGATTATACTAAATTAATCTCGAAGCCCGCTGGTAAGCTAGCTTATGACAACGCTGTAGCTTTAGGTGAAGGTGAGAACTATGCTAAGGAAGCTAGCGGTCTTTATGCTATGCGAACGTTGTTATATGGTAATGAAAACATACCTGGTTTCGAGGAAAACCCTGCGAAGTTATTCCAGTTTAATAGTGCTATTCACGGTGATACACAAGCTACTAATAAGTTCTGGCAAGATGTTGTTGAACGTCAAAAGGCTGGTATTAACGAATTTGTAAAGAATAACAAGGAAAAAGGTATTGGCGTAAATACACTACCTTTAGAAAGTGCTCTTAATGTTGCTGAACGTCGATTAGAGGCTGCGAAGAAATCACCGTATTTCTCATTAGGTCGCTATGGGAATTATATGGTTACATTTACATTACCTGTAGATGATCGTGGCTTACCTAAGCAGGATAGTGTTGCGAAGCTTGAAGAGGCTCTTGAAACCAATGGGTTCGGCGATGTTTCTATAAAGCAAGCGTCCGATCAAAATCGTGTGTATATTCGTGTAGAAAATGAAGATGTTATGAACACGTTAGATAACCTTGCGAAGAAACTTCAAAAAGAAGGTGTGATTAGTGACGGTGATATACTGAGCGGATTACGTACATCTCCGAATATTATAGGTAAGCTTGCGCCTAAATATTTAGATCGTATGCTTGAAGCTATTGATAAACATGTAGATGATGTTAACCCGCAAGATCAACGTGTTCGCGACGGGATGAAGGCTGAATTACGTGGGTTGATATTAGATATCTTACCAGATACGTCTATTACACGTGTGTATCAGCAACGTAAAGGTCGTCAAGGTTACTCGACAGATGCTGCACGTAATATGGTTTTTAGAAGTCAAGTTACTGCTAATAATATTTCTAATCTTGCTATTTTAAGCGATGTGTCGCGTGCATTTGGGAATATGCGTAAGCAGGTACTTAACTCGACAGGTAGTGAAAACGTTGAACTAAATCAAGTTATTAACGAATTGTCTTTACGTGAAGCAGGTAGACCGTTTAACCCGCCGAATAGTTTAATCGATGCGGTTAAGAGTTTAAATTTTAGCTATTTCTTAGCTATGTCGCCAGCGTATATGGTGCAGCAAGCGTCTCAGGTGCCGTTAATCGGCTGGCCTAAACTTGCAAGCTATAAAGGTATTGGATTTGCTAAGTCCGCGAAAACATTAGCAGGTGTTACTACTCCGGCGTTTAAGATTATGAAGGCGGTGTCTGAAGGTAAGTATGGATTAGATGCCCATATTACTAAAGAAGCCCTTACAAAAGCAGGACTTAGTGACAAAACAAGTAATTACGTTCTTAATCTTGTCAACCGTGGTCATATTGACCTTGGTAGCTTTGGACGTGAATTAACTCGAATTTCTCATGGTCAAGTAGGCGGTACTGCTGAACGTGCATTGCGTTGGGCTAATTCAACAATTGTATATTCCGAAACATTTTCACGTTTGCAGATGGCACTTGCTGCTGAGAAACTAGGATTAACTGAAGATCAAGCAAGTCAATTAATCGACGATTCTATGTTTACTTACGGTACGTGGAATAATCCTCGTGCTATCGGTAGGTCCGGTGTTCTTGGGCCTGTTAGCCCGCTAGCGTTTGCGTTTCATAACTATCAAATTCATATGTTAGAAACATTATATCGTGAATTAGATACAGCATTCTTTAACAAGGCTAAGTCGCCTGAAGAGCGGACGGCCGCGCGGAAGTTCTTAGGGGGGCATCTTGCGGCTGCAACGGCTGTAGGAGGGACTTTAGGGTTCCCGGCTGCCGCATGGCTTGCCGGTGCAGCGTCGCGACTTACAGACCTCTTTGATGGTGATGAAGGCGAAGGTACTGATGTTGAAGCTGCATATAGAAACTTCCTCGCAAGTGTAGGTGGTAAAGGTTTCGGTGAAGTTATTGCTAAGGGTCTACCTCGTGCTATAGGTATAGACGCTCAGAACTATGCGGATCAAAATATATTACCGTTTACTAAAATTATGCGTGATCGACGTAAGTTTGAAGAAGCATTCCCGGATTATCTTAAAGATTTAGCTGGTGCACCGTTTAGTATGATAGGTAACTTAGCTTCAGGTGGTCGGAGGATTGCGGAAGGTGACCTCCTTGGTGGATTACATCAATTGACTCCTAGGGCATTAAAAGCAGGTGTTGACGCGTTTAGAATGACGACTGATGGTTATGTAGATACTAAGGGAAATAAACTGCCGTTAGATGTTGGTGCGAATGATATTTTGGCGCGTGCATTAGGCTTTACAACTGCGGAGCGGGCAGAGTATAATGAAGCTGCTCAAGCTGTACGTGTTCAAAAGCAAGGTATTCAATACCGTTCTGGAGTAATTAAACAAAATCTTGTACGAGCTTTAGAAAGTAAAGATCAAGCGGCTGCACAAGAAATAATCGGTCAAGCACAAGAATTTGATCGTAGGCATCCTGATAGAGCTATCTTACCTAATTTTGCGTCGTATCTGCAACGACGGCAGAAAGATAAAGTTATTGCAGAAGAGTTAGGTGTGCCTTTAGGTGTTAGGCCAACTGACTTAGAAAGTCGTAAGTTAACTGAGTTCGCTAATTTCTGATAAATAATAGGAGGTTCCAATAGCAAGCTTTAGCAAGTTCAATTTATTTGTAGACGATATAATGAAGAAGAATTGCGACCTTAATGCTGATACGCTTAAGGTTGCGTTAACAAATACTGCACCTGTTGCGACTAATCATTACTATGCTGACATCTCTGCTAGTGAGTTAGCTAATGGTAATGGTTATACGACTGGTGGAGCGACATGTCCAGGTGTGAGTGTTACTAACTCGTCTGGTACGTCTTCGTTGAATATGACGGCAATTACCTTTACTTCGGTTACTGGTAATATGGGGCCGTTTAGGTATGCATATTTTTACGACTCGACGCCGACTAATAAGACCTTGATCGGATTTTCTGATTATGGTTCTAGCATCACACTTAATGGTGCTGCTGGTGAGACGTTTGTTATTACACCGTCTGGTAACGTGTTGTTAACTTTGGTGTAATATAATGGCTGTCTGGTATGTTGGTTCAGTCCAATACGCTGCTACAACGGCTTGGGCAGCGTTAACGGCTAAGTCTGCCGGTAATCTAGTCCGGCAGACCGCGCCTTCTGTTGGCAATGAACGTATATTTATATGTATTATTGCAGGCACTACACTTGCATCAGAGCCAACATGGACTACAACTAAAGGTGCTAAGACTGCTGAAGCAGCAGGCCCGACATGGCAGGAGTGTACAGGTAGGTCGGCAGTTAATGGTGATGTAACCAATACACCTGCTTCGTCTACTGTTAGGTCTATAAATCCAGGTTTAGGACATATTGTAAAAAATAATGGTGCTACACACTATTTTATTGTAACTACGTCGGGCGCGTGTGGTGCAGGTGAGCCGACATATGACACTACAACTGGAAATACGACAACTGATAGTTCGTGTACATGGACGTGCATCGGTGCTGTGGGCGCGTTTACAAATATATTAGCACCACACATTTCTCTTGGAGCTGTCGATAGCTGGACCGCTGCTGGTGATACGGTTTATGTGTCGGACGATCATGCTTATACTCAGGCAGCGGCTTATACAATAACGTTTCCAGGTACAGCAGCAGCACCTTGTAATATTTACTGCATAGATAGAACAGTTGTGCCACCAACAACGTCAGCTCATTTGAAGACGACAGGTACAGAAACTACAACAGGGAACAACGCAATAAATTTTAATCATACAGGTATTTGTTATGGTTTGACATTTTCATGTGGTTCAGGTGCTGTTGCGGCGGTATTAACTGTTGCAAGTGTTAGTAATGGTTATTTAATATTTGATAGTTGTAAATTGGTAAAAGCTGGTACGACAGCTTCAACGTCTTGTATTCGTATCGGTAGTGCTAGTACAGTAAACTACGTTATACTAAATAATACAACAGTTCAATTTGGTGCTACTGGTGATAGTGTAAGATTTTCTGATGGATTTTACAGATGGGGAAAGACACCAACTCTTATTGCTGGTGCGACAATCCCAACTAGTTTATTTAATGCGCTTACAGCAGCATATAGTAAATGTATTTTCGAAGGTGTGGATTTATCTGGTTTAGGAGCGAACAACTTATTTATTACAGGCATTACAGATGGGCAGTTAACTTTTATAGATTGTAAATTACATGCAAGTACAGTTTTAGCCCCTACTGTTTCCGGTGTAGGTGTGTCTTTAGAACTTATAAATTGTTCGAGTGATACAAAGAATTATCTATATAACAAATATACTTACGCAGGCACTCAAGTTACAACTATTAATCCTATTCGCACAAACGGTGCAAACGACGAAACTACAAGTTTTGCCTGGACTATAACATCGACCGCAAATGCTAAGTGGTCAGCACCTTACGAGAGTTTTCCAACAAGTGTATGGAATGCTACGTTAGCTACTAATAGAGTTGTAACTATCTACGGTGTTTACAATGGTTCAATATTACCTAAGAATGACGAGATTTGGACTGAGATTGAATATTTAGGGTCATCTGCAACACCACTAGCAACTATTGTAAACACTACAAAGGCTGCTGATTTCACTCATGGTACGTCATTACGTGCTGATGGTAGCGCTTGGAACACTGGTGCTGCTGCACGTGTTGACTCTACAGCATATTCTTTAGGAGATATTATTAAGCCGTCAAGTACATCGAACGTAATGTTTTGTACAACTGCTGGTACTACAGCAGGTAGTATTCCGACAACTGCTACAACGTGGACCACGCGTACTAGTGCTGCGGATAGTGTTTGGTTTAGTGTTTGCTGGTCTCCTGAATTAACATTATTTTGTGCTGTAAGTTACACAGGTGCTACAGGTGTAATGACCTCCCCTGATGGGATTACCTGGACTGGACGTACACCTGCTACGTTTAATGCTTGGTACAGTGTTTGCTGGTCTCCAGAATTAACATTATTTTGTGCTGTAAGTGTTACAGGCACTGGTAATCGGGTAATGACCTCCCCTGACGGGATTACATGGACCACTAGAACTAGTGCATCTGATAATGATTGGAATAGTGTTTGCTGGTCTTCAGAATTAGCGTTGTTCTGTGCAGTTAGTGCAACAGGTACTGGTAATCGGGTAATGACCTCCCCTGACGGGATTACATGGACCACGCGCACAAGCGCAGCGGATAATAATTGGTACAGTGTTTGCTGGTCTCCAGAATTAACATTATTTTGTGCTGTAAGTGTTACAGGCACTGGTAATCGGGTAATGACCTCCCCTGACGGGATTACATGGACCAC